AAACACCAAAGCCTACCTAGACGACAACCCCAATGTCCGTGAAGAGATCGCAGATAAGATCTACGCACAAATGTAACAACTGTCCCACCTATGTGGTATACTTGTAAACATGACACGCAAAACCATCAAACCCAGCAAGTGGGAAGGTAAGCCAGGGTGGGTAGAAAGCGACAGCTACCAACTCTCACCCCAAGTCATTCTAAATAAGGGTGACAAGTGCCGCATCAAAGGCCAGCAGGGCACCTTCACGTTCCACGGGCATACCACAAACACTAATCTGCCCGAAGACAACGAGTGGGTGGATCTGTGGGGCGGCGCATACGGGCGAGAGCAGTGGGTAGCCGTTCGCCCTGATCGCCTTAAGCATATCCCCGCCCGCCGCAAGAAAAAGAAAGAACCCCAGCCACCTAAGTGACCGGGGTCTTCCTCGTTAGTAGGGAAGTCACAACGGAGCGGAAAAGACTTACCCCCTAACAGTCATATAATAGCACACTTCCCTACCTCATGCAAGGGATGCGTAAAAAATTATACGACAGATGCGGTAGAAGGATCGCCAATCTTAGTGGCAGCAAACGACTTCACTACAGAAAGTCCTGCAGCGGCCGCCGCCGTAAGGGCACCCTTTGCTGAAGTAAGGTCAGTCACAACGAACATCGCCAGAAATGTCTGTGCGAAAGTCATGAGCGCCCGCTCAGCTACCTGCTTATAGATGGTAACATCCATATTTCTTCTCCTTGTTAGGGGATAAATACAGGCAACAGGAAGGTTGCCCTGTCGCCTATATTTAGTCTACCACATATGCCCGGCACGCCCAGCAGTACAAATATGTAAACCCAACTAGGACTTTTTATGCTGACCTAAAGCAAAAGCAGAATCAATTTCGTCCGCAGTGATTTTACCATCATCAGCGTAAGCAGCGGCTAGCTTTTGCAGCACAGTTGTGCAACTTGTTACTCCTGCCAAGAACGCCGCTTTCCACGGATCAATTCCCCCAATAAGGCTGGAGCCTCCAATAATTGCCATAGCGTTCATCACAAAAACAGCAAAAATTCTACCTACAGTATTAAGTATAAGTTTGTTAATCTCATCCATTTTATTCTCCATCGAAATAATCAAACATAATGCTAACTAAATGCAACGCTAGCCCTGCGGCCGAAATCCAAATACCGTAGGTCAAGGTTGAAGACGACAGCGTAATTAAGACAAGTCCAGTGCCTGCCAGCGTCCACCCCAAATAAAATATTTCCTTAAACATTGACTTAGCAATGCCCTTAATATGCTTTAAAAGTTTCATCGGTTCCCCCCGTGTTGTGCTTTTCTTTTAAGATGATTTTCAATTCCACCCACCCCACCAGATTGGCCCGCTGCCGCCACCGCTCCCGCACCTGCCACAACCGCAACGACTGTCCGACGAGTCTCGACGTTAACCCGGGACCCAGTTGGAGTGTAATGGTCATAGCCATCATAGAAAATATTTATCGTTTCCTCAAACTCTTCTTTCACCTCATCAGGGGCATCAGACAGAGCTATCGCTAGAGAGTCTTTTGCGGCAGGCGGTAAATCCTCAAAGCTCTCATCTTCTAACAGCGTTCGCAAATCCTCCACGGTAACGTCACCGTCAACAACCTGAGCAAACTCAGTTGCTAAATGGGAATCAATTTCCTGAAGGACTTCGATTACTTTTATCTCCGCCTCATCAATCCCGGCCAAGACTACATCTTCATCACTTACATCAATAGCTGTTAAAATATTTGTTTCTGATGGTTGCGTGGTGGTTGGCGGCAACGCAATTGTCACCGTTGTTGTAGTTGTAGGCAGGGTAGTTGTTGTAGTAGTTGTGCTAGTGGTCGTAGGCGCTATTGTAGTTGTTGTAGTCGTGGTTGTGGGAGTGGCAGTAGTAGTTGTTGATGATAGTGGCGCTTCCGTTGTCGTTGTTACCGGCGGCAACGTCGTTGTTGTAGTAGTGGTAGTTGTGGTCAGCAGCACGGTTGTTGTTGGCGGCACAGTCGTCGTAGTTGTTGTGGTGGTTGTCGTTGGCACAGTTGTCGTTGTTGTAGTTGATGGGGCATCAATTTCTTCATTAGGAACTGACTCAAAAGGCTGCGTTGCAGGCGGCGAAATAGGGTCCAAGTCTTCACCTTGCAACACAACGGAAGAAATTAAATCATACGGGGCAGGCCCCTCAAACCCTACGCCCTGCTCAACAGGATAGTACCCTGACCTCAACCGGTAGGTACCGGCACCCAAAACAACATACAACCGAGAAGAAAAGCACTGAGCATCCTCATTATGCGCACCGTCATCATTGAAATCAACCAGCTCGCCCGTATCGTCGTTGTACAGCCACAAATACGGATCGGACCTATTGGAGTCAGCGCACGCCGCATTACTATTTCCCAGAATCTCAACCTCCAGAGACTCTTCAGAAACAGTGAACCACCAGTCAGCCTCAGCCGTGACCACGTATGAGTTCGCCCACGCCTGAGCTGGAGCAAACCAAGCTAACAACAAAAAACAGACAAACGTCGCTTTGGACGCTCGCCTGAGAAAATCCCCTCGCTTCACCAACCCCCCCAATCGCAAAACAGCACTTAACAATATGGTACCAAATATAGATCTTGCCAAGACTACCAAAAGGTAATATACTAATGAACATGCCGAAGTATGATTATTCTTGTGCCGTCTGCGGAGTCTTTGAAGTATTCCAAAGCATGTTTGACGACACTTTAACCACTTGCCCAGACTGCGGTGCTGGGGTCAAAAAAATTATAAGCGCTCCCCGAATTAATGGGGGAACCCCTATTCCAGCAACCGTAGCACCTACATACCGTCCTGAGCGTTCCGCCCTATGGAACTCAGCCCAACAGGAATAAAATGGCCACCATCACTTTTCTAACCGGAACAATGTCATCTGGCAAAACAACACACCTACTACAAACCCACTTTAACCTGGAAAGTGCTTACCCAGACCAAGTACTTCTCATTAACCGTCATGACAGAATGGGCGAATCAGTTTGCTCAAGTCGGATGGGCGGCGTCGCTTTGTCTACTGGTGTAAAACCAGACGATTCGATTGTGCAACTTATCGACTCTCACAATCACACAAATCAAACTTCTCTAAAGTTCCTGTTCGTGGACGAAGCACAATTTTTAAGCCTGGAGCAAGTTGATGAGTTAGTAGAAATCGCTGACCTTAAGAACATCGAAGTGTTCGCTTACGGGCTGCTAACTTCGTACAAAGGAAACCTGTTCACAGCCACGGCTAGGATTCTAGAGGTGTGCGACAAGATAGTGCAGTTAGACAATCAGATGCGCTGCTGGTGTGGGGAACATGCTACTCATAATGCACTGTTCATTGAGGGGCAGCCTGCTTCATCTGGTGGAGATGAAGTTATCGACAACTCAACATTAGTCGAGTATCAGGTCATGTGTCGACGCCACTTCATGGCGCACAGGCGGCTACAAGTCGCTGGCCGATAAACCTAGACACTCAAACACGACTGACCCATCGTCAGTATTCATGGCAGTAAGTCCTGCGCCTTCAAATAGGATGGCCACAACAGACATCATGTCATCACGGCATTGGGGCTCTTCGCCTTCTTCAGGGTCAGCCAAGTCTACCAAAGTGTCAACAAAGTAATCATATAAAGCCATACGGGCTTGTTCACGGTTTTCGTTCATATCAGGTATTTTACGATATTAGCCCACCTGTGTCCAGCAATAGTTTGATTTGACACCCGGCCCGCACCGTGCTATAATACACATATCTGCAAATAGAGAAACGTTAGGAGACGATATGAGCAATGCAGAAATCACAGTAATTGGCAACATCACGGCAGACCCCGAGATGAAGTTCACACCGAACGGCAACGCTCGACTGAGCTTCTCGGTAGCGTCAAACCGTCGATATCAGGCCAACGGCGAATGGCAGGAAGAAACCTCTTTCTTCAACGTTTGTGCGTGGCGGTACACCGCCGAGAACGCCGCCAACGTTCTAGAGAAGGGCATGCCTGTCGTAGTCAAGGGACGGTTGGAACAGCGCTCCTGGGAGGATACCGAGGGGCAAAAGCGATCCACCGTTGAAATCGTGGCAGATCACATTGCGGTTAGCTGCAACGGGATTGAGACGATGACTCGCCGTCGAGGCAACGGGCAGGGAGGCTCGGCCCCTCAGGGACGTAGCAACCAGGCTCCGCAGCGTCGAGCAACTGTACCCGCTTCCGACCCTTTCGATGATTTTTGATGATCGGAAAGGTCTGAAGGTTGAGGCCCCCCTTTTGGGGGGCTTTTGCCTTTTATTGACAAATATGAGAAAGTGTGATATCCTGTAGCTATGGAAAAACAAGAGTGCCAAGACCTCGTGACATTCATGAGTGTGACGTGGGACAAATCCTTAGACATAGCCAGCATAACAGCAAGGGCTCAAGGTTACTGGGAGTTCGTGCAAGACCTTGATTACGCCACCACGAAAGCTGCGGTGAAGCAAATGGGTCTGGCAGGCCGCAAGTGGATGCCCCGTCCAGGGGAGTTGCGCCTACAAGTTCTTTCTCATAACTCTGATGAGGAGCTTCCGCCTGAGCCTGAAGAAGCCTGGACAATCCTGCAATCCATCGGTCAGAAAATATACGCTGGAACGTATGATTATGCAAAACCTCATCCTGTGTTGGCGCAGACCATTCGCAGACTCGGGACTGGAGCAACAGCGCTGACCACGAACGCAGACAGAACAATGTTTACATCCATTTATGAGAAAACACGAGAGGCATGGATTTTGGAAAGGTTCTCTGATGGACCCAATTGATAACGTGCTGGCACGCCTTAATCATTCTAAGGCTGGTCCGCAGCAGTGGAACGCAACTTGCCCATGTCGGGCTGATGATGAAAATCCTTCTCTGAGAGTGTCTGTGGGCAAGCAGGGTCAGGTCTTGATGAAGTGTCTCAGAGGCGGCGGTTGTGACCTGAACGAAATTTGTGAGTCGATTGATGTCACCCCTCAAGAATTGTGGCCAAAGACTAAGCAGTCTCCAACAAAACCAAAAAAGAAGGCAACTCTTCAAGAGTCGTACCCCTACTATGATGCCACAGATAACCTCGTCATGGAAGTGCTGCGGTACGTTGACAGTGATGGAAAGAAAACCTTCAAGCAACGTGCCCCCGATGGGCAGGGAGGATGGGTCTGGACCACAAGCGGTATTGAGAAGCCCTTGTACCGTCTGCCTGAAGTGCTTGAAGCCAAGATGAACGGTCACACAATTTATGTTGTAGAAGGCGAAAAAGACGTTCACGCCCTGGAATCTATTGGGTATATTGCAACCACCAACCCTGGTGGCGCAGGAGGAGAAGGACAAAACAAGTGGACCTCGAACCACACAGAGGCTCTAGCGGGGGCAAAGGTTGCGATTATATGCGACAACGACGAGCCCGGCTACATTCACGCTCGGGCCGTCAACAGCGAGCTTCTCGCTGCTGGATGCAAAGTAAAGGTTTTCAAGCCTGGGAAGTTCAAGGACGTTGCGGACCTTATCGCTTCGGGTGCTGATCTAGCCAACGAACTCATCCCATTTGACGAAACCCCCGAACAAGAATCAGATGTAGATCATTCAGCCCTAGACACCCTAATTGAAAGTTTGCAAAACCTTCAAGGCACTGATCTTTCGGAAGGAGTGCTCGCAGGCCGAGTCGCCTCCTCAGTAGACACCTTCTTGTCTACCCGGGACCGGGAGCACCGTGACACCGGTAACCTTGTTGAGTGGTCACCGTTCCTAGAGACAGACTTTGATCTATCCTACGATTGGGTGATTCCAAATCTGCTGGAGAGACAGGAGCGAGTAATCGTAGTTGCGTCCGAAGGTGCCGGTAAGCGTGCTACAATAAGTAGTATGATACCTACACCTTACGGATGGACAAAACTTGGTGACATTAAAGTCGGAGATAAGGTTATCGACCGATTCGGTAACCCCGTAAACGTCACATACGTCTCCCCCGTTGAACCAAATCCTGACTCATACCGTGTACACTTCTCAGACGGCAGCTACGTAGACGCCGACGCTGAACACAACTGGTACACGGAAACAATCAAAGAGCGTGAAAAACGGCGAGTCGGTAAGGTGCGCACAACCGCCGAAATTAGAGATAGTCTCATTTCAAACAGAGTCTCAAAAGCACTAAATCACGCTGTGCCCACAACAGAACCACTTCAACTACCAGAGGCTGATCTTCTGGTCGACCCTTACACCTTAGGTGTTTGGCTTGGGGATGGGAACAGCGCCAACGGTGGTATCTCCAATGCTGACAGTGATAAGCAGATCATTGACAGGGTGTCGGGTAGCTACGATGTGCGCTTGAGGGAGTCTTCAGTGCGAAACGGTAAGGTTCCTATGTGGGGTGTCTTAGGGCTACAAACACAACTACGTGAACTGGGAATCTTGGGGAACAAGCGCATCCCCATGCAGTACCTGCGTTCCTCCTACAGTCAGCGGCTAGCACTACTTCAGGGACTTATGGACACTGATGGTACCATTGACACTGGGGGAAGTTCAGAGTTCTGCGTCTGCAACAAGGCACTTGCCAATGATGTTCATGAGTTATTGATGACATTTGGAATCAAGGCCACCCTCAATGAAAGGGACAGTGTACTAAACGGAAAAGCTGTAGGAAAGCGCTACCGAATCTATTTCACCACAGATTTGCCGGTGTTCAGCCTGCAGCGCAAGTCAGACAGAATCAAGCCCCTTCGGACGCCACGATCTAAGTATCGCTACATTACGGCTGTGGAGAAAATCGAGCCAGAGCCAATGCTGTGCATTTCTGTGGACGGCCCAGATAACACTTATCTTATTGGAGAAAGTTTCATCCCTACCCACAACACAACCCTTGCCCGACAAGTTGCGCTAATGTCAGCCGCAGGCATTCACCCATTCCGCAGAGACAGAATGCCAAAAGCCAGAACACTGATGATTGACTTGGAGAACCCTGAACGGATTATCCGCCGAACATCAATGCGCATCTATGATTCCATCAAAGCATACAAAATGCACGAAGGCATGGATGCCCACTTGCTTATGAAGCCAGACGGGGTCAACCTTCTAACCCCACAAGACCGGGCAATAGTAGAAGAGCACGTTGCAGCAATCGAGCCTGACATCCTCTTCTTCGGCCCCCTCTACAAATCGTTCATCGACCCAGGCGGACGAACAGCAGAATCAGTATCTATTGAAATTGCCCGATTCCTAGATTACATCCGACACACATACAACTGCGCCCTCTGGATTGAACACCACGCCCCGTTGGGATCAGGAGGTCAGCGTGACCTACGCCCCTTTGGCTCAGCCGTTTGGTCCAGATGGTCAGAGTTCGGAATAGCACTCTCCCCCGACCCCACCGACCCTGAGCTAATCGACTTTAAGCACTATCGTGGTCAACGAGAAGCCAGGGAGTGGCCCACATTGTGCAAACGTGGATCAACTTGGCCGTTTGAAGTAATAGAGTTCAGC